CTGGGTTGGCATCTACCCAGGCCTCAGGATCGGGCAGATGAAGTTCATGCGCATGGACTCCACCCCACTGGCGTCCTATGCCGACGTTGGAAGATACAACGGGGATGTGACGGTCACTTCATCGCGTGGTTAGCCGTTGCGGTTCCCAAACGGCAATTATGGCTTAGACTATGCGCGACCGCAACGCCGCGTTACCCGTGCCTGCTGGCCGCCCAAGCAAGCTCACGCCTGAGGTGGTGGAAAAGGCTGGCGAGCTGGCGGCGGCAGGCTTCACTCTTGGCAAGATCGCGCTGGGGCTTGGCGTTGACGAAAGCACGGTCACCTATTGGATGAAGCAAGGCAGGGAGGTTCCCGAGAACGATCTCAAAGCAGAATTTTTCCGGTCCATCCATGAGGGATGGCTTGTAACCGGAAAAAACTATCTCCAAAGCCTGAAGAACCACGCCGCGAATCAAGGGGGGACCGCCGCTGCCACCTGGTTCCTGACGCATCACCCATTTTTCCGCGACGACTTCTCCGACGCTGCCGCCGATCGCCGCGTAGAGCGCAAGACCGTCGCCACCGTGATGGATGCCCTTGCCTCTGCTGGCCTGGCGCCAGATGATGAGCGGCGGGTGCTGCTGCAGATCCAGGCCCGTGGCCTCGGGACGCCTCCTGCTGATGAGGGGGAACCGTGACCGATCTAGTCCGCACCCTGCTGGCACGCCGCCCCTATGTGAGTGAAAGCACCCTACTGGATTGCCTTGAGCTGGCCGAATGGCTGGATATGCGCATCCGGGCAGGCGTTGTCCCGGAGATCACCACTGCCGAGATGATGACCCGGTGGCAGTGTTCGCAGTCCACCGTGAGCAGGCGGATTGCGGCATTACGTGAGCACCAGTTGATTGACGTTACGGACCACCCAGGGCCGGGCGCCTATTGGGCGGTGTATCGCGTGGGGCCGGTGGGATGACGCTCGCCGCCCCCTTCCCTTACTTTGGCGGCAAACGACGCGCCGCTGCCCGCATCTGGCAAGCCCTCGGCGATCCCGCTGGCTATGTCGAGCCGTTTGCCGGGTCGGCTGCAGTGCTGTTAGCCCGGCCCGCATTCACCGGCCGCCGGGTTGAGACCCTGAACGATGCGGACGGCTGGCTGGTGAACACCTGGCGTGCCATTCAGCTCAGTCCTGCTGAGGTGGCCCGGCACGCATGGGGGCCCGTGGCTGAGATCGACTATCACGCTCGGCTGGCCTGGCTGCAGCAGCGCCGCACACCCGACTTGGTGGCATGGCTTGAGGGTGACCCCGAGGCGCACGACGCCAAGGCGGCTGGGTGGTGGCTCTATGTGGTGGCCTGCGGTATCGGCGATCCGTTTGGCCCTGGTCCGTGGCGGGTGGTGGATGGCCATCTCCGCAAGCTGCCGCACCTTGGGGATGCAGGGAGGGGCGTGAACCGTGAGCTGCCGCACCTTGGGGATGCAGGGAGGGGCCAGCTTGAGGCGTACATGGGGCAGCTCGCTGATCGTCTCCGCCGGGTCCGCATCACCTGCGGATCGTGGAAGCGGGTGGTAAAGCCATCGGTCACCCGCAGCGGCACCGGCGGCGATGGCACGCGGGCGATCTTCCTAGATCCGCCCTATGCCACCTCAGGCGACCTCTACGCCCACGTGGATGCCGATGTGGGCCTGGCTGTGCGCGAATGGTGCGCCACGGCGCCGCGTGAGCTGCGCGTGATCCTCTGCGGCTACGCCACCGAGCACGATGCCCTGCTGGCTCACGGGTGGACCGTCACCGAGGGCAAGGCAGGCCGAGGGGCTGGCTACAGCACCAACGGGCTGAACGGCCGCCGGGAGCGGCTGTGGCTATCGCCCGCGTGCATCGGCAGTGAACAGCGCAGCTTGCTGGAGGCAGTGGCCACATGACTCCCATCCGCGCCCCTGACCCCTCCTCGCGCCTCGCCGTGCTGGAGCTGGAGCGCACCGCAGCGGCACACATGCGGCTTAACATCCCCGCCACCCTCGCCCGCATCCGTGACGACCTCCATGGTGGGCAGGTTGAGCTGTTTGACGACACCACCACCCGTGAGATCGGCGTTGCCGCTGGCTACGGGGCAGGGAAGACCCTGGGAGCCTGTGCCAAGGCGTTTCAGCTTGCGGTGCTGAACCAGGGCTTTATCGGCTGCGTGCTGGAGCCCACTGGGCCCATGCTGCGGGACATCTGGATCAGGAAGTTTGATGCCTTCCTTGATCACTACAGCATCCCCTACACCTTCCGCGCATCACCACTACCCGAGCACATCCTCCACCTGCCCGATGGTGATACGCCCGTACTAGCCCGCAGCTTCGAGAACTTCAAACGCATCGTTGGCCCCGACTGGGCATGGGCCCTTGTTGACGAGGTGGACACCGTTCAGGAGCAGATTGCCGCACGGGGCTACGAGAAGATCCTCGGCCGGATCCGGGTTGGCCATGTCAGCCAGCTTGTCTTCCTCTCCACCCCCGAAGGATTCGTCTGGCATTACAAGACCTTTGGCACCGTTGAAGCTCAGGCCGATCCTGGCAAGAGGCTGATCAGGATGCGCACCCAGGACAACCCGCATCTGCCCGAGTCTTACCTGGACAACCTGCGCACCCGATACACCAGCAACATGCTCAAGGCCTACATGGAGGGCATCTACATCAACCTGAAGAGTGGCCAGGTTTACGACCGCTTCAACCGTGATTATCACGTCAAGCCGCTACCCGATGGTCTACAGATCACTGATCAGATCCTGATCGGCATTGACTTCAACGTAGGCAACATGTCGGGCATCCTGCTAGTGGTCCGCAAGGGTATTGCCCACGCTTTCGCCGAGATCATGGGCGCCCATGACACCGATGACCTGTGCCGGAAGGTCCGCCAGCAATTCCCTGAGCGTTCGATCTGGGCCTATCCCGATGCCAGCGGCGCCAACCGCAGCACCAATGCCAGCCTGTCGGACATCGGGATCCTGAAGTCCTACCGCTTTGCCAACTACGCCCCTGATGCCAATCCCCCGGTACGCGATCGGGTGAACGTGGTGCAGGCCCTGCTGCTGAACGCCAAGGGGGAAACGCGATTCTGGATCAGCCCAGAGTGCCCACGACTGATCGAAGCCCTGGAGCGACAGCCCTACAACGAGCAAGGCGAACCGGACAAAAAGACTGGCTACGACCATCCCAATGATGCCGTGGGTTACCCGCTGCACCGCCTGTTTGCTGCAGAGCTTGGCTACGGCCCCGGCGGCCCGATGCGGGTGAGCACCGCCACCTATGGCCACGGCCTACCGCAACGGCAGCCGGAGCCCCCACCACCCCGGCGGCGGTCACCCATTCCCGGTTTCCGATGAACACCGAACCCACTAAACCCATGAACACCGAACCCACCGACCACACCCTTAAGACTGCCAATGATTTAACCCTGGAAGAATTAAACCTTCTGAAAGACACAACTGCCGGGGCGATCTCTGACATACTCAACCGCTTCTCAGAGCAAACTGGCCTTAGGGTTGAATCGGTTGACTTGGATATAGCTTTTATTTATGGCGGCCCGCAAAGGTATTCCGCCAGGTTAGACGTTCGGCTTTGATCGGCACCTGTAGACCATCCCACCATCCCATCACCCCACCGAACCCATGGACACCACCCCCCGCGACCCGCACCTTCCGCCGCCTGAGGTTGTCGATTGGCTACTGGGACAGACCTGGCCTGGTGAGATACCTGAAACCCGGATTGACTATCTAGGGGGCAATCCTACTGGAATGGCCGGAAGTGCATTGTTTGGTTGGCAGCAGGCCTACGTTGATATTGGTGCTAATGCATATGGTCGCATTTTGCTTCCCGTCGAGGCGCTGGACGCTCTCCGAGACGACCATGCCAGCAGAAGGTCTGCCCGGTTATGACTACCACCCTTCCCAAACCACAACCCACCAATGCCCTCCCTAACCCTCCCGAAGGCGCCGCTAACGCAACTGCGGGGCAAGCCTGTAGCCGGAACCTGGAGGCTACGCCAAACCTCTCAGGGGAGCTTCCTGGAGGTGTTCCGCTTCGGGGGGAGCTGGAGCCCAGTATCACCCAAGGTCAAGCTCCACCAGGGCGAGGGGCAAACCCTGCTGCTAGACGGCGGCGAAGTGTTCGTCAGGGACAGCCGCTAGAGCAGCCCACCAAGCCCGGCTCACCACCCCGCACAGAGCTATCTGAGCGGCTGATTGTGGAGAACCAGGGGCTTGCTGAGGCAGCCGCTGCGAAGTGGTCCCGACGCTGCAGCAGGCCCTATGAAGACTTCATCGGCCCCGCCCTAGAGGGGCTGATCAATGGCTGCCGCCGGTACGACCCCAAGCGGATCAACCCCGCCACAGATCGCCCCTATGCGCTCAGCTCCTGCGTTTGCGCGTTTATCGAGGGGGCCATCAAGCACCACATCAGGGACCACGGCTATGACGTGAAAATGCCCAGCAAGTGGCGTGAGCACTACCCCCGTGTTCGCCGGATGCTGGCCGAGGGGCAGACGCTCGCCCAGGTTGTCGAGGCCCTGCCGGTGTTCACGCAGGAGGAGATCACCGAGATGCTGGGCGGCATGGTCGGCACCATCGAACTGGAGGATGAGCTGACCCTGCTTAGCCAGCACCAGCCGGAAGCAGCAGAGGCGGCAATCGCCGCCGCCCTCTATGCCCTGACCGAGGCTTCCTTCGCCAACCTGCGCCCCGCTGATCGTGGCCTCCTGGAGCGCTGGGCCGCTGATCCATTCAAACGCCCCTACCCCTCGGGGCCGATGATTCAGTTCCACAACCGTCTGAAGGCCCAGCTACGAGGCCGCACCCTGGAGCAGTTCAGGCAGGGTCTCCTAGGGCTTGACGTGCCCACGGTGGCACCTGTGCCCCGTGAGCGCCGCCCCCGTCAGCCCAGGCCCGCACCAGTCGAGGTGGTGCAGCCGTCGCTATTCAGCCCTCGCCGCAAGCCCCATCCGAAGGCCGTGAAGCTCTAGGCGGAAAGCTCAGGCAATAGGCCACGGGTATGGGCAGCAGTGAAGTCTGAGCATCCTGGCAACGATCCGAAGCTACCAAGTTTTCAGCATCCGATCCTGCGGGAACACGCCGATGACCTACAGCGTGCCTTTGATACGTGGTATTGCCTCAAGGGTGAAGAGACAAAAAAGAAGTACCTGCCGAAAGAGCCAGCAGAACCTGAAGGCGCTTACACCGGCCGGTTGGGTCGTGCGGTGTTTAGCGACTTCTTCAAGGCTGGCATCGAAGCCTTCGCAGGGGTGCTATCCCGCAGTGAGCTGAAAGATCCTCCGGCCAGCTTTGAGAAGAGCCAGGACAACGTAGACCTAGAAGGCAACAGCCTGCAGGCATTCTGGATGACCGTGGATGCGCTATGCCTGCGTGATGGCGGAGTGCCGATCCTTGTCGAGATGCCCGATGGCCAGCCCACCGATGGGGCTAGCGAGGCGGCATTGAAGCGGCGCCCGTATCTGGTCAACCGCACCCGCTCAACCTGCCTGAACTGGCGAACAGCGATCGTGGATTCAGTGGAGGTGGTAACCCGCTGCACCTTCCTGGAATGGGCCGAGGTGGACGATGAGAGCGGGGACTTCGGGGTGAAGTATGAGGAGCGTTACCGGGTGATCGAACCGGGGAAGTGGACGTTATACAAATTGACCAAGCGGGCTGATGGCAGCCTGAACCTGGAGGTGGATGATGAGGGCCAGTACCTGGATTCCAAGCAGAAGCCGCTGACGATCTGCCCGGTGGTTTGGTATCCCGCTGAGAAGGCAGGGTTCGGTAAGGGCGGGCTGCCGTTGCGACAGGTGGTGGAGCATTGCATCGAGCACTATCAGATGCGCTCCGATCTGAAGGAGAAGACCCACAAGTGCGCCATGCCGGTGCCGGTGAGGAAGGGTGCTCCGCCGCCGATGCCTGGCCAGGCTGCCGCGCCGCTGGTGATTGGTCCCAACACCGCCATCGACGTGGACAAGGATGGGGACTTCAAGTTCGCAGAACCTGATGGAAGCTCGCTGGTTGAGCAGCGGGCTCAAATCAAGGAAGTGGAGGAGCTGATCAATCAGCAACTACTGGGCTTCCTCAGCGGTGACAGCAAGATGACGAAGACCGCCACGCAGGCTCAGTTAGAGGGCGGTCGGGTGCAGGTGAGCATCAAGGCGATGGGTGAGCGCAAGCGCTCGGTGATGCAGTCCATCCTGGCGATCTGGTGTTTGTACACAGGGGAGGAGCTTGCGGTAGGCGCTGGCCTGACGATGGATGAGAACGCGTTTGCTGAACCGCTGAATGCTCAGGGTGCCGAAGCATTGCAGCGCCTGGCCGGTGGTGTTGAGCTGATCAGCCAGGAGAGCGCCGTGGAGGCCCTACAAACGGGCGGCTTCAACCGGGCAACGCACAGCGTGGAGGATGAGATGGAGCGAATCCGCAGGGAGCGGCCGACGCTGGGGGCGCCAACGCCAGGGCGGAACGACACGAGCACGCCGCTGGATCTGACCACGCCTGTGGATGAGTCGCAGCCGACGACGGAAAGCTAAGCCGTAACCAGGAGGCCCTATGGGTGCGGAACAGCTTTACGAACAGATCAGCCTTGTCATCTCACAGTCGCTGTGCAGCACCTTTGAGGTGATCGGTGTACTGGAACTGGCTAAGCAGGAACTGGTGCTCGCCAGCTTTGACGACGATTCCGACGATGAGGAGGTAGGCGACGGGGTGGTGGGCGAGTGAAATACTCATTTATCAGCCTTGTCGTTAGCGGCTGCTGGGGACTGTTCCTTGCTAACGGAACCCGGTTTGATTTTGCTTTATCTGGTGGAATGATTGTGGCCGGTATCGCCCTTTTGCTGTACTTCCCACGGCCGTAACCAATGGCCCAGGGCGACCGCATTATCAGCAGCGTAGACAGCTACGCCGCCATCCTCGATGAGCTGGAGGGGCGGATGGTGGCCAACACCACCGCCATGCTCCGCACCGCCCTGGATCGCGTCCTGGGTGACCTGAAGCGCCATTACAGCGCCTACCTGAATGCCGTAGGCCCCGAGGCGCTGGACCCCGAGGGCAACCCGATCCGTGCCCCCGGTGCCTACAGCTCCGCCGAAGCCACCGCCAAATACAGGGCGATCCTCCGCGACGCTCAACAGTTCCTGCCGCCAGAGGAGATCGCAGCCTGGCAGCGTTCATTCACCACCGATCTGGTCGAGGCCCTATCAGTTGGTGGGGAGGCGGCTGCGGCGCTGCAGGGGATCGTGACCGGCGCCAGCGCCCAGTTCGCCGGGGCTAACCCCCTAGCCATCCGTGCAGCCACGCAAGCCGCCACCGCCTTCATGGAAGGCGAAGCCGCCCGGTTCCGTGATCAGATCGCCCAAATCGTCAGCGAGGGTGTGGCGCGTGGCTGGGGCTCCAAGCGGCTGGAGCGGCAGATCGTTGGGGCACTGGAGGGCACAACCGACCCCACGGGCAAGACGGCCCGAATGGGGCTGCGGCAGCGTGCTGAGGTGATCGCTCGCAGCGAGCTGGCCAATGCCTACGTGAAGGGCGCCATAGACCATAACCTGAAGGAGGGCTACGCCTTCATCCGGTGGGTCGCTGCCACCGATGAGCGGGCCTGTCGGTATTGCCTGAGCCGCCATGGCCAGATATTCCCGGCCGATCAGGTGGTGATCCCTGCCCACCCGCAGTGCCGCTGCACACCGGTTCCGGTGCCTGCTAATGAGGTGCTGGAAGAGGATGCGGTGATTCGTGACACCCTGCTCGATGGTGAGTTCTGGCGGGAGGAGCAGGCGGCAGGGGTCAGGGCCCTGGCCAAAGCGGAGGGGATCAGCGAGGAACGAGCGAGGGGGCTGCTGCAGCGGGCGCTGACCGCACCAACAGCCAGCGAGCGATACCTATTCCCCGATCGCACGCGCAGCCTGCAGCCATCGGCGCCGTTGGATGCTCCGGCAGGTGGGCGGACGTTCAGCGAGGCGATAGGGGAGCTGGCGGCGCGGCGGGCGGCGGCTAGGGGGTGATCTGAAGCGGGATCAATCTCGACGTGTTTCCAGGTATTGATACTGATTTTTGTCCGTTACCCTTGTGTAGATTGCCACCCACCGAGGCTTGCGTTCATACAAGGGGTCGATTTCAAATAATAATGGAAGATCAATCGGCACCCAGTACTCGTAAGGACGACCGGATATGCTTACCTTTTTACCGTCATAAGGACCATTGAGCAGTAAAACTTCAGTAGTTGTAGGGAATGCCGGGGTGTCCATAGTGGTGGTGGTTGACAATGTGGTTGACAAAACGGGGCTCAGTGGTTGTCAAACCCGATGTGAAGCCACTGGCGGGGCTCAATCGTCAGCGGGGCGGGGTGGAAGCCGTGGCGGCGCAGGATCTCGCCACTTACGACCTCGTAGCGGGGCAGTCTTGATGGAAACCGCAGCCGGCCCAGGCGCCAACGGTAAGCATGGCTGAATGGATCCTTGGTCCACAGTACCCTCAGCCAAGCCTTGGCGATCCACCCCATGTCGCAGGTGATCACTTCCCCCGTCTCTGGGTTGCAGGCCACCACGCCGCGCAACTGGCGCCCGGTGCGGTCGTAGACGATGGCGCCGTTGGGGTACCGCTCGCGGAAGGCGGGGGTGTTGGCGTCAAGCATGGGGGACACCCTTCAAGAGTTCGGCGATGCGGGTAAGCTGCTTGTCGGTCAACTGCATCAGATCAGGTTGCTCGGCTGCCACGCACTCCGCGTCAGCTTCCAGCACTGCCACCAGTTCAGCTACCTCCCCCTGCGCTGGCAGGGCCACGGGCCCATCGTGGCAGCCGCTGAACCCAGGATGCGCCAGGATCGCCTCAGCCAGCGCAGCAGCGCCTAGGTCGTGGCTGCCATCCACTTTCCTGATGATCGCGGCCAACCGCAGGATGTGGCCTACGCGGGGAGGAAGCCCAGGCGAGGCCGTGGCAGCAGCCCGAGGATCCGGCCCACCGTGCAGCACGTCTAGGTGCTGGCTTGGCGTCAGGCCGCCGGAGAAGTCGGGATCGTGCAGCTCGGCTAGGTTTACTGGCTGAGCGGCGGGCTGAGCAACCGGAGCAGGCCAGCGGGTGATGGCAGCGGTGATCATGTCGTGCAGGGTTGAAAGAGGGCTAAGTGGTGGTGCACGGAAGACATCAGCATCAAGCAATGCGCCGTTGCTGCCTGGTACAAACCCAAACTCTTTGCACAGCTCGGCAACATCGTCAAGGCTCGGCCCTTCTGCCTGGGCTGCGGCTTGGGCGGCAATAGCGCGGGTCTGGGCCCATGCCAACTGCTCGGAGGAATCCAGCGATTCCCATTGGTTGAAGTCGTCAGCCTGCGCGTTCCACTGCTCGCGTAGATCGTGCTCTGAAAATGGGCCGGGTTCAACCTGTCCTGGATTGGAAGACAGGGCAATGAGGCGGGGGTCGGTCATCGGTGGTGGTGGTAAGGGGCGCCGGAGGCAGGTCGGTCCCTGCGCTGGACAGGGAACCCTCCAGTTCGCCCATCCTAAGCCATTGCGGTTTCCTAAGCCAGCACGGCAAGCTAGGGAAACGAAACGCCGAGCCATGCCTCCCGACCTCAGGGCGTTCCTCACCCTCCACGCCACGGTCTGCGCCAGGGATGAGGAGGCCACCCGCCAAGTGCTTCGTGATGTGGCCCTTAACCTGCCAGCCAAGACCGGGGACAAGGTCTGCTCCATGCTGGAGCGGTCTATCGGCACTGGCGCTCGGGTGTGGCTGCAGAGGCTGGCCTGAACCATGGCTGAGCGTACATTCCAATGCCGCCGCCACAGCACCTGCAGGGCATGGATTGAGGAAAGCGCCATTGAATGGCAGGAGGATGGTGGCCAGCGGCGACCATTCTGCGCTCCGGGGATGTGCCCGAAAGGCAAACGGTCGGACACGTCCGATGAACTGCTGGCGCTTCAACTCGATGCCCGCAGGCTCAGGGCGGAAACAAGGGACGCCAAGGCTGCAGCAGAGCGGGCCCTGGCCAAGCTGGAAAGGGTGCAGGATGCGCTGACCACGGCCCTGGAGATTCGAGACATTTTCGATCAGGGCACGATCACCGTGCCGGAGGATCCCGAGAAGGAGGAAGCGGCGCCGATCCTGATGATCAGCGACATCCACTGCGGCCTGGTTGTAAAGCCATCAGCGGTGAATGAACTCAACGAGTTCAACCCTGACATCTTTGATGATCGGCTCGATGCGGTGTTTCGCAATGCCCTCAAGATCATCAACGGCCAGCGCAATACGATGACCATCCGTGAGGGTGTGGTCTGGCTCGGCGGCGACATGATCGAGGGGGAGCTGCACAACGACGCCGTGCAGAATCAAACCCTCACCACCACGCAGCAGATCGTGCGGTGTCAGTTAGCCCTGGTGCGAGGCTTTGATTACCTGCTGGCTCATTCCGATCTAGAGCGGATCATGGTGCCCTGCAACGTGGGCAACCATGACCGGACCACCAAGAAGCAGCAGAGCAACGCTACGGAGAACAGCTTTGCCCATTTGATGTATCACAACCTTAGGCGCCACTACAGGGACCAGCCGCGCCTAGTGTGGCAGATCGCTGATGCCGACTGCCTTTACCTGGATCTATATGACAAGCGGATCAGGTTCTTTCATGGCGATTCGGTAAAATACAACGGTGGCGCCGCTGGCCCACTCTGGAACGTGGACAAGCATGTGAAGAACCTCGACCAGAGCATCCCAGCCGATAACACCTTCCACGGTCACTTCCACACCCTCAGCTTTGGTAGGGCTACCGGCAACGGCAGCCTTCCTGGTTGCGCCCCGTATGGGCACCGCCAGGGATATAGGCCCGAGCGACCGCAGCAGGGGATGCGCTTCCTGCACAGCCATATGGGTTTCGTTGGTTCATTCCCGGTCTTCACCGAGTAACACGTGTCCTATCGGATTGAAGGATCGCAGCTTGTTTCCAAACGTGTCACCAAAAATAGCTTCAGGAGGGAGATCATCAATTCATGGGACGGTGCCTGCGCCTACTGCGGATGCGAGCCCGAGAAGGTAACGCTCGACCACGTGACGGCAAAGGCCAACGGCGGGATGACCGTTAGGGGCAACCTTGTCCCGGCCTGCGCAGAGTGCAACGTGTCAAAGAACCACTGTGACGTGTGGGCCTGGTATCACGCGCAGCCGTTCCATACAGCCGCGAGAGAGGAGCGGATCAGGAGCTGGCTAGCCCAAGCCTGATCACTTCGCCTTCATGCCGCCCTTTGCTGGCTTGCCCTTCTTCGCCATCGCGGGCTTCTGACCCTTGGCAGTGCCCTTGCCTGCCTTGCCCATGGCCATGCCCTTGCCTGCCTTGTCGTTGTACACGGGGAACCCGATCACTAGCTGAGCTTTCCCGGAAACCTGAGCCAGATCGTGCGGCGCCATGGCTATCCCCATCCTCAACAGTTTGTGGCGGATCACCCCACGGGATGATCGTGAGCTGATCCGTGGCTATGCAGGCTGGCCCCTGTCGGTAACGAACCTGACCGAACTGACCTCGATTCTCAACCGGGTGGCGATCACCTCTTCCGCTGCTGTTGTGCAGGTGCAACGATGGATCGACGAGATCGAGAACCTGGAGGCGGACTACGCGGATCAGGTGGAGAGCGGCAAGGCGCACCTCAACAATGCAGCGAGCTACGAAGGCCCAACCCCTGGCAAGACCCTCAGCCGCGACGACCTGAAGAAAAAGGCCGATGTGTTGGAGTGGGACACCAGCCTGCTGCGGGTGAAGTACGAATCGGGCGGCGCTGGTGGGACGGCCGGCGCCGTGCTCGGCGGACGTTTGGTCACCTTAAAAGGGCGGATCTTTCAGACCCTGGGGATCGAGCCGGTCAGCGGCGCCGGAAGCGGCATGGCAACCCTGATTCGTAGCTGATGGCCACCGACTTCGCCCCCTACGCCAACCTGCGGATGCTCTGGCAGCCGCCGGGGGTGATCACCAGCTTCCGTGCGGGGGTGCCTGCTGCTGGCCCTGCGGTGGTGGTCGAGGCGTTCGCTAAGAGCCAGGGCCGCAGTGAGCAGGATCTACCGGAGGTAAAGGCAGGGTCGCTGATCTTGGAGGGCTACATCACCCGCTGGGCGCTGCTGGGCTCCGCAAGCTGGCTGGTGGCTGGTGCTTCGCTGAGCTGGGATGAGACGGGCTACAGGCCCGCTGGGATGCTGCCAGGCGCTACCGGGCAGGCAGTGCTCACGAACCTCACCGTGCTGCCCACCCTGGCCGATGGTGCTGAGCAGGGGCAACTGAGGATCCTGGAGCTGAGCCAGCCCTTCGGGGTGGGCGGTATCGGCAGCGAGCTACGCGAGGCCCTGGGGGACAAGTTCCGGGCGGCCATGTCCACTGCGATCTGAACCATGAGCATCCGCGTCGAAACCACCGTTACAGGCCCCGGTCCGGGGGAGCTGAACGGGAAGCTGCAGGAGATCACCCGCAACACCTTTGCCGAGCTGTTCGGGCGGTACCAGGCATCGTTTAACCCCTCGGCCTGGAACTGGCCAAGGGAAACGCAGCGCCGCGTGGGCACGGTCGGGAGCCCGCGCAACATCGTGGACATCGGCACCCTGCGGCAAAGCGGCACCTACACCTTCCCTGACGCCTATTCGATGGAAGCCCGCTGGAGCGCCCAGTACGCTACTGCCGTGCATGAGGGTGCCCGGCTGCGCAATGGCACCATTCTCCCGGCCAGGCCATGGACTGATGCGGTGAGGGGCACGGTGCAGGCACCGGGGATCACGCCGTTCCCGCTGGGGGTGAAGCTGCAGCAGCGGATCCTGAGGGCGGTGGCTGGGTCCTAGGTCGGTTGAGCAGGATCTACCTCCGTCGGCAGGAATCGAGTAGACGCTGGCAACCAGTACGTGAAAGGCCAGTGCTGCTCTGTCGTGTGCGGGACAAGCTTCCAATCCCAGATCAATCGCGCTTGGCCGCAGTGCATGATCTCCCTGGCCTGCCAGCAGTAGCGGAGAGGGAAAGTGCTTGCCCCGAGTGGCGGGATAACCAGGCAATCGGCATCCTCCGGCAGCCGCTCGCTCAGCGGGATGAGCTTCGGCGCGGGTGCAAGATTGCCCCATGGAGCATCCTCGTCTACACGCTCACCGACCACTTGCGCAGCCCACGTAAGCATCCCAGCAGTTTTTGGGCAGTCTTCATCAGCGGCCTGGGTAGCTTCTTCTACTAGCCAGGAAATCAGCGGGCCAAGAACCTCAAGGCTTGGCCCATCGCCTGCCGGGGAAGCTACAGGGCGCCCCCAGCGGGTGAGGATAATATCAGCCGTGTTCAGCGCGTGGATGCGAGCATCTGAATTGGGAAGGTCAGCCCAGCTTGGCCAATGCGGCTTGGCGTGATCGGGTGCAGTTGCAAGCATGGCATTTTCGTAGACGATCTGAGCTACTTGCTCAACGCTCGCCCCGGCTCCTCTTGTCTTATCCAGTTCGGCACGGAAGTCGGTCATGGTCGGTCGGTCGGTGGTGAATGGTGAAAAAAGGCAGTAGCGGAGTCATAAGGCAGAGCGTTAGATGCCTCTCACCACGCGCAGGCTGCCGTCTGAACTGCGCAGGATGAAGTTTCCGCGATTGATTTCGTTCTGCTTTGCCAGTTTGTAAAGAGCTATAGCACGGCGAAAGATTTCACCTCGTGAAAGGTCATGCTCTTGCTCAAGTTCTTCAAAGTCTGCTGCAAGTGCGTATGACATGCGTACAGCAAATCTTGTCGGGGGCTGCTTTGCTTGTTCCATGGTCGGTCGGTGGTGGTGAATGGGTGCCGGGGGAAGGGCGGCGATCTTAGCCTGCCTGCGTTAGCTGGCTGACTTGAGCGGTGATGGTTTTGGTTTCGGGAACCTCTAGCTCTGCTTCTAGCCAGTAACGGTTCTCACCTGGCTTCAACGAGTCGAAGGTGTAGCTGTGAAAATCCTCTGAACTGGAGCTGCTCCAACCCGCTGATGACCAGTCGCCATTGCAGTCAACTGAAACGGCAATACGGACTTTGACTGTTTTACTCATGGTCAGTCGGTCAGTGGTGGTGAATGGGTGCCAGGTGGGACGCCCCCCGCAGATGGACCCCACAAGGGCCACCCGGCCCCCACATCATAAGCCATTGCGCTTCCCTAAGCCACAACGGCAAACTGAGAAAACACAACAGCACCATGCCCCTCCCGTTCGTCACCGCCCCAGAAGTCAAGGTCGAGCAGGTGGGGGATGAGAGCACGGGCGTCCTCCAGTTCCCGGTGTTCAATGCCCTGTTGGTGGGGGAGCGCATCCTGCTCGATGAAATCGACTACCAGAGCACGGTGAACGAGCAGACCCACCGCCTAGCAAGCATCATCCGCGAGGCAGACGACCTGCCCGAGGCCACGGCGAACCTTGTGGCGGCCCGCCTGATGGCCAAGCACATCGGCATCCCGGTGGTGCTGGAGCCCCTGGAGAACGCCATCCGGCAGCGGGAGCACCGCCTGATCCGCGACATTGACAACCGCCTCAGCGCCCAGAACGAGGCCCAAGTCACCCGGCTGGTCACCGCCGCGATCGTCTACCGGCTGGGCAAGGTGGATCCCGACTGCGCCAAGTGGACCGACGACGACACCCGCAACCTCACCGAGGGTCTGCGCAACGCCATCTACAGCTTCATGCTGCGCGAGCAACGCGGCGGCGCGGCACCGGCTGATCCCAAGGCCACCCTGCAACTGATGGCCGACAGCCTGGGAAAGCCAAACCTGCCCCAACCGACTGGGGCGCAATCTTCTGGCGCCTGCACGATCTCTGGCCCCACAACCCCGCCTTCGCCCGCGAGCGATTCGCCTGGTGCCCTGAAGCCTTCATCTGGGAAGCGCTCGACCAAGGAACCCGCCTCCTGAGGGAGCGGCTGCACGCGGCAGAACGGCCGATCGCCAACCTCCACGCCTGGTATGCCAGCGCTCACCGGGATCCCGATAAGCGCCGCGAGCCGTTCACAATGGAGGAGTTCTGCTGGTTCCTCCCGCCGAAGGATCAGGACGCTGCCGAGGGACCGCCTGCTGTAGCCGGTGCAGCGATGCTGGCCCTATGCGAGGCAAGGCAGGTGCCAGGCTTTGCGATGGCCTTCTACGACGCCCTGGCCACCGCCGGGGAAGGGACGCCACCGCCCCCACTGCTGGCCCTGCTGGCAGACGATGCCCTACTGCTCGCCCCAGTGGAACATCAGGACGGCTGGCGGGGGCTGCTACTGGCTGAGGAGACTGCAGCGGGACTGGAGCGAACCTTCAGGCTGGCGGATGATTCGCAGCGGCTGGTGACCCTGTTGGTGCCACCCTCTCCCGATGCTGCAGCGCCAGCATGGGCGGCGGCAGATTCATGGCTGCCCATCGTTCAATCTCCCGGTAGCAATCCTCAACCGCCTGCGCTGCTGCCTGAATCGACGTGAAGTAACCCAGCGACCACCGCCGACCAGCCCACCACACCCGAGCCTGATACGGGCGGTGTGCGTTATGGGGGCAGTGGGAAACGCCGCGAGGGTAAGAAGCCATGCCCCAGCTTTCCCACCTAAGCCGCTGCGGAGGCTTAAGCCGCGGCGGGAACCTGCGAGGTAACGCACCGGCAAGGCCGGAACGATCATGCCCCAAACGTGGGAACAGGCTTACGGGTTCCGGTTCTTCTTTGTGCCGATGAAGTCGGCATCGGTGGACCTGACTCAGGTAACGCTCGGTGGCCTCGGCACCGGCAAGTTCATCAACAACACTACGCTGCAAAGCTCCTCCGCCACGGTGATCACTGCCGGGACTGGTGACAGTTTCGCGCTGGGCGTGGGCACCAAGGCGATCACCAATGCCGCCCTGGCATCCAACGTGGTCACCTTGACCTTTGCGGCTGCTCATGGCATCGAGGTAGGCAAGCGGATCGCCGTGAAGGATCTTCCTGCTCCCTTCACCAGCCTCAACGGCTCGTTCGTGGTGGCCTCGGTGACCACCACCTCCCCGTTCACCCTGACTTACGCCCTCACCGGCACCAACATCACCTCAGCTGCCGTATCTGCCGGTGTGGTGGCCCCCTCGTTGCTGCTTGACGGCACCGATGCACCGTTCCGCCTGCTGGGGCTGAGCAACCTGCAGCCCAGCAACAGCACCAACAAGGAAAGCGTCATCATCTATGACGATGAGGCAGGTTCCTACGACACTCCCATCCCCGTGTCTCGGACCAAGGATTGGAGCCTAGAAGGCGCGATGAACTATTCCGATACCGCATGGCGTGCGATGCGGTTCTGCGAGGAGTTCAACGTGACCGAGAAGTTGATGGTCAAATATGCAGTCATCGGCCCCAACAACGGTCGGCAAGTGGAGTACGGGTTTGCGTTCTTCGAGAACTACCAGCCGCAGCAGGCGGCGGGGACCGTGATCAAGTTCCAGGTGGCGCTTGCGGGCTACGGCAAGGTGGGCCTCGATCTGCTCTGATCATGGCGATCACTGTTCGGGGGGAGACGTTTGAGGGCTATAACAAGCCCAAGCGAACCCCCCAGCACGCCACCAAGAGCCATGCGGTGCTGGCTAAGGAGGGTGAGAAGGTCCGGCTGATCCGGTTCGGTCAGCAGGGGGTGAGTGGTGCCGGGAAGAACCCTCGCACCGATGCGCAGAAAGCCCGCCGTGCGAGCTTCAAGGCCCGCCACGCTGACAACATCGCCAAGGGCCCGATGTCAGCAGCCTGGTGGAGTTCGCGCACTAAGTGGTAGGGAGGATCCTGATGATAGGCCCCGGTCCTGCCGGGGTTTTTTCATGCCTGCCGTACTTGATGGGTACTTGACGGGTACTTGATGCCCTTACGCCTCAGCACTAAACAGCTGGCTGACCCGCTCCATGCGCTTGGCCCAGGTGTCGCCACCTTCGCGGCCCTTGCATGGATTGATGCAGGCGGGGTCGTTGACCATGTTGCACACCAGCCCCGCCAGATCAAGCTCTGAGGCTTTCTTGCCGGTGCCTGACCAGTAAAGCTGCTCACCTAGCCATAGGGCGCCGCAGCGTGGGCAGGAGCGGGCTTCCGTGACTGGGGCTTCCATGGCGGGCGGGCAGTGTTGCGGCAGGTTTCCGGGGTGGGCGGGAAAGCTGGTGCATGAGCCTGCCCACGACCGCCCAAGGCATCTACGACCTGCTAGCGGGCGATGCGGTGATCAGCGCAGCCTTGGGCACGTACACGCCTCGCGGCCAGAGCCCTGTCCCCGCCATCGCCGTGGTGCGCCGCAATGAGCAGCTACCAGAGGGGGTGGCTGTGGCTGGCCTGGAGGTGGTGATCCTCGCCAACCCCGATTACGGCACCGTGCCGTACCTCACCGGGGAGACGGGACTGAACCCCCAGTTCCGGCTGTACGTGTCCGAGTGGTCTGCCCTGCAGGTGGCACCGCAGGCGATCACCAATGCCGCCCTTGCGTCAGGCACGGCCACCCTCACCTTTGCAGCCGCCCATGGCATCGGCGTAGGCAAGCAGGTAGCCGTGAGCGGCCTCCCGGCCCCCTTCGCTGCCCTGAATGGCACCTTCACGGTGACCGCTGCCACCACGGCCTCACCATTCACCCTGAGCTATGCGCTGGCGGGCAGCACCATCGCC